CCGTTATCAGGTGGCGGGTCTTGGTCATTGGGGCATTGCTGAAGGCTTGATCTTTGAAAACTGGCGTGAAGAAGCGTTCAGCATTGATTCCATTCGTGGACTGGACAGCGTTGGTTCTGCCTTTGGCCTTGACTTTGGTTATACCAATGACCCTTCCGCTTTGTTCTGTGGTCTGGTTGACCCCACGGCAAAAACGCTGTGGGTGTTTGATGAAATGTACAAGCGCGGCATGAGCAATGAAGCCATTCACACCGAGGTTGTGAACATGGGGTATGCCAAAGAGAAAATCCGTGCTGACTGCGCTGAACCCAAGTCCATTGACCGCTTGCGTGATCTGGGACTTGTGAATATTCGGGCAGCGCGAAAGGGCAAAGATAGTGTGCGCAACGGCATTGACTATCTTCAGGATTTTCAAATCATTGTTCATCCCCGCTGCGTGAACTTCATCACCGAAATCAGCAACTATACATGGGACACCGACACCAAGACGGGAAAGCGGCTGAATGTGCCTGTGGATGATTTCAACCACCTGATGGACGCAATGCGTTACGGTTGTGAGAACTTCATCAAGGGTGAAACCTTCAGCTTTGATTAAAGGGGAAATGTGTATGAAGCTGTATCTTCTGGGGGCTTTCCCCTTGCTGTTCATCCCGTTCAGTATTTTGCTGATGCTGTCCATTTGGTGGGCGCACAAGTACAAATAATAGCGGGTTAGTAACAAAACAGGCTGAAAACCCTTGTAAATCAAGGGTTTCAACATATTAAGCAATATTTTGAAAGGGGGTGAACGAAGTGTTCAACTTTCAAGATGGTATTTTGAACCACCTTGCGCGGGGTCGAAAGGAAGTCATGACGGATAAGCAGTTCATTGAACGTGAAATTACCCGTTTCAAGGCTTCCCGGCGCAGAATGGAAATGTTCACGGGCAAGCGGTATTATGACGGCAAGCACGACATTCTTTCCAAGAAGCGCATGGTAATTGGTGAAGGCGGTGATCTGGTTGAAGTGACCAACCTTCCCAACAACCGCATTGTGGATAACCAGTATAAGAAGATGGTGAACCAGAAAGCTAATTACCTTCTGGGCAAGCCCATCACCTTCCAATGCAAGAATACCGCATACCTTGACGCGCTGAACACCCTGTTCAATCGCCGCTTCATGCGGCTGATGAAGAATGTGGGCAAGTGTGCGCTGAATGAAGGTATCGTGTGGGTGTTTCCCACCTACGATGAAAACGGTGAATTCGTGTTCAAGAAGTTCAGCGGCCATGAAATCATTCCCGGCTGGGCTGATGCTGACCACACCTTCCTTGAATACGCTATCCGCATTTACGCCATGATTTCCTATGAAGGCGAAGATGAACGGGTTGTGGAAAAGGTGGAAGTCTTTGATGAAGCGGGAATCCACTATTTCAGGCTGGATGGTCAATCCCTTGTTCCTGAAGAACCGTTCCAGCAGAGTTATTTCACGCTGAACGGCGTTCACCCCTTCAACTGGTCGAAGATTCCCCTGATTCCCTTCAAGCGGGATGCAGAAGAAACCCCGCTGATTCGGTGTGTGAAGTCCCTTCAGGACGGCATGAACACCATTCTTTCCAATTTCCAGAACAACATGGAAGAAGATTCCCGAAACACCATTCTGATTCTGGTGAATTACGATGGTGAAAATCTGGGGTCTTTCCGGCGCAACCTTGCGCAGTATGGCGCTGTTAAGGTGAAAACCATTGATGGTGCTGCTGGTGATCTGCGAACCCTTCAGGTGGAAGTGAACGCAGAAAACTATAAATCCATTCTGGAAATCTTCAAGAAGGCCATTATTGAAAATGCTATGGGCTATGATGCCAAGGATGACCGCATGAGCGGTGAACCCAACCAAATGAACATCCAATCCATGTATTCTGATATTGACCTTGACGCAAACGAAATGGAAACCGAATTCCAAGCAGCTTTTGAAGAACTGCTTTGGTTCGTGAACTGCCATTTTGCAAATACTGGATTGGGGGATTTTGAAAATGAAGAAGTTTCTGTAATCTTCAACCGTGACATTCTTATCAATGAAGCTGAAGTCATTGATAATATCGGTAAATCCGTTGGAATCCTGTCTGATGAAACCTTGGTTGCGCAACATCCTTGGGTGGATGATGTTCAGGAAGAAATGGAGCGCCGGAAGAAGCAGCGTGAAGAAGAAATGGCTGATGACTACCTGAATACCTTCAGCAAGCAGTCCAAGGCTGGTGATAACGATGCCAACGCCGGATAAGAAATACTGGATTGGTCGTTTCACCCAAATGGAGCAAGCCCAGCACAAAGCAGCGGTTGAAGTGGCTGATGATATTGAACGGCAGTTCAAAACGGCACAGCACGAAGTTGAACGGCAGCTTTCCACTTGGTATCAGCGCTATGCTGTGAACAATCAGATTTCCATGAAGGAAGCACGGCGGCAGCTAAACACCAAGGAACTGAAGGAATTCAGGTGGACGGTCAATGAGTATATCAAGCACGGCAAAGAAAACGGCATTTCTGCCGATTGGTCAAAGCAGCTTGAAAACGCTTCTGCCCGTTTCCATGTGACCCGCCTTCAGGCTATTCAGCTTGAACTTCAGAACACGGTTGAAGTGCTGTATGGTGGTCAAACGGATGCCCTTGACGCGCTGATGAAAAAGACCTACCTTGATTCCTATTACCACACGGCCTTTGAAATCCAAAGGGGCGTTGGTGTGGCGTGGGATATTGCGGCGGTCAATCAGAAGGCGCTTGTCACCATCATCAATACCCCTTGGACGGTGGACGGCAGGAACTTTTCAGAACGAATCTGGGCGAATAAGCAAGCCCTGATTGGGGAACTGCGCACACAGTTGACGCAAAACCTGATGTTGGGAAAGTCCCCGGCTGAATCGGTGAAAATCATTGCTGCAAAGATGGGCGTTGCAGAACACAAGGCCGCAAGGCTGGTGTTCACGGAAAGCGCCTATTTTCAGGCCGTGTCCCAAGGGAATTGCTATAAAGCGCTGGATGTTCGGAAATTCCAGTTCATAGCCACGTTGGATGATAGAACGTCCGATGTGTGCCGGGAAATGGATGGACAGGTTTTCGACATGCGGGATTATCAACCGGGGGTAAATGTTCCCCCGCTTCATCCTTGGTGTCGAAGCTGCACAGCGCCTTATTATGAAGATTTGGCTGGTATCGGTGAACGCGCTGCGCGTGACCCGGAAACCGGGCAAACCTACTATATACCCCGTGAAACCAAATACGAGGACTGGAAACAATCTTTCGTGGACGGCGGCAGCAAGCAGGGCTTGACCCCGACTTCCGGCAGCGATATACTAAAAGGTGTACGGGCTTGTACAACGGTTGGTGAAGTTGAAAAGTGGTTGCGTGGACAGGGTTGGTTCAGGGTCGGCAGCACCGATCAAAACCAGCTTGTTTCCCTTTCCGGCTGTGATCTGGAAACGGCGCAGGAAGTGGCGCTTGCCTATGAACGGGTATTTGATCGCTATCCTGCTATGAAGGGACGCATTGACGCTGTTGTGTGCAAACGTCTTGACGGCGGCACATACGCCCAATGTTACACAAGGGGCGGCGGCAAGGTTGAAATCAATAGTCAGTATTTCAATGACCACACCAAACTTGCGGCTTCCTATGCCCGTGATGTTCGGGGTGGTTTCCACCCGGTCAATACTGATTGGCGCAGTATCGTTGTTCATGAAATCGGTCATGCTGTTGACGGTACGCTGACCAATATGGGGCTTGCTGGTGCGAAAAGCCGTTATTCCTATGATTACAAGGATGTTTCCGCTGAACTGCGTCCCAAGGTCATGAAGGCTTGTGGGTTGAAGGTGGCTGACACCTTCAATGAAGTCAGCGGTTACGCCACAAAGAACAACCGTGAATGGTTTGCTGAAGCATTCGCTGAACTGCTGGATTCCCCGTCCCCGCGCCGTGTTGCTGTGGAGCTGGGCAAGCAGCTTGACGAATTCATGAAGAAAGTGAAGGTGAAATAACATGATGCCCAAATTCTTTGAAAGTGAATACTTTGTTCCTGAACCTGACAACTGGCATTTGAAGCCGGGAGCGCCCAAGGAAATTGTGGACGAATTCAACGAATGGATGAAGAATCACAATTCCGAGGATTCGGGCGTTGATGTTGACTGAACCACCCGCCAAACGGCAGGGTGGTTTTCTTATGTCCATTTTCAGGCGCGTCCAAAGTATAGGACAGGCGGGGTTCTATTACCTCCTACCCGCTTTCCTCTCTTTTACCCACTTTATATAAGTGATTCCTTGGTAATCGAAAGGGGAATAACGCGCCGTTTATTCTGATAAACCCCCTGAAAGGGTTTATATATCTCCGCTTTCCGCTGGCGAACAGCGGACAAACAGAACCGGACTGAACCGGGATAACAAATGAGTTTGTGAAAGGATGTTGACCATGAAAAAGGAAGAACTGGTGAAGCTGGGGCTTGACGAAGAAACCGCTGAAAAGGTTGCCAATGCGTCAGCCGAAGAACTGAAGGGCTTTGTTCCCAAGTCGCGCTTTGATGAAGTGAACAATGCCAAGAAAACTGCTGAAGATACGGTCAAGGAACGTGACCAGCAGATTGAAAGCCTGAAATCTGCCGGGAATGTGGATGATCTGAAGCAGCAGATTACCACCCTTCAGAATGAGAACAAAGCCAAGGATGAAGCCCATGCTGCTGAACTGCTGAAGGTTCGCATTGATTCCGATGTGGAAGCGGCGCTGACTGAAGCCAAGGCCAAGAACCACAAGGCTGTGAAGGCGCTGCTTGATCTGGAAAAGGCTGAACTTGGTGATGATGGCAAGGTGAAGGGTCTGCGTGAACAGATTGCCGCCTTGACCAAGGCCGAGGATTCCAAGTTCATGTTCGACGCCGTTACCGCGCCCAAGATGAAGGGCGCAAAAACTGGTGAGGATGGCATTGAAGATGGTGACAAGGGCGTTGATACGTCCAAGATGACCTATGATGAACTTTGTGCCTACCTTGCCGAAAACCCGGAAGCCACTTTGAGCTAAATTCTAAGAAAGGATGAATCTGAATGCCCAATACCAAATTTGATGCAAAGTCTTTCAACCCGGAAGCGTTCAAGTATATGGTGGGTCGTATTCCCAACCTGAAGATGAACGAACTGCGCAAGTCCCGTGCGCTGGCTGGCAACCCGGATATTAAGTCCGTTTTCGCCAACCAGAACGGCACTTCCTACGCCCGTATTGCCATGCGCGGCCTGCTTGATGGTGATGTGGTGAACTATGACGGTCAGACCGACATTGCCGCCACTTCCACCAAGACCTATGAACAGGGTGTTGTGGTTGTGGGTCGTGCCAAGGCTTGGACTGAACGCGACTTCTCCCATGACATTACTGGCGGTGTTGACTTCATGGAAAACATTGCCCAGCAGGTGGCCGAATATTGGGAAGGTGTCGATCAGGATACCATTCTTGATATTCTGACTGGTGTTTTCGCCATGACTGGTGAAAAGAACCTTGAATTCGTCACCAACCACACCCACGATGTTTCCGCCGTTGGTGATGGCCTGATGACCGCAACCACCCTGAACACGGGCTGCAATAAGGCTTGCGGCGCGAACAAGAAGAAGTTCACGCTGGTGTTCATGCACTCCGATGTTTCCACCAACCTTGAAAATCTGCGCCTTCTGGAATACCTGAAGTACACCGATAAGGACGGCGTGACCCGTGATCTGGGCATTGCCACTTGGAACGGCAAGGTGGTTGTCATTGACGATTCCATGCCCGTTGACACTACTGGTGATGACCCGGTGTATACCACCTATGTTCTGGGTAACGGTGCTATTTCCTATGAGAACATCGGCGCGAAGGTTCCCTATGAGATGGCGCGTGACCCCAAGACCAACGGCGGTCAGGACACCCTGTATACCCGTCAGCGCAAGTGCTTTGCGCCCTTTGGCCTTTCCTACGAAAAGACCAATCAGGCCACCCTTTCCCCGACTTCTGCCGAACTTCAGAACGGCGCGAACTGGACGCTGGTTCATTCTGGTGAAGCGCAAGCTGCACAGCGTTCCTACATCAACCACAAGGCCATTCCCATTGCCCGTATTCTGACCAAGGGTTAATGAAAGGGGGCGCGGTACATGATGGAACAGTATACCGAAAATACGGCGCTGCAAGCTATGTTTTCCGCGCCCTTCCTTCAGGGTGTCATTGATCTGCTGAAGGCGCTTGGATACACGTTTCAGGATTCGGATTCCATCATTCTGACCTTTACCACTCAAAGGGTGAATGAAGAAATCCTGAATTCCTGCAATGTGTCCCGTGTGCCGAATGGCCTTTATCAATGTGCAACGGGCTTGATTGTGGCTGAATTCCTGATGACCAAGAAAAACATGGGTCAGGTGGATGGACTGACTTTGAACTTTGAACCCGTTTTGAAATCCCTTCAGGAAGGTGACACGAATATTGTCTGGGCTACCGATGCCGGACAATCCCCCGAACAGCGGTTTGATACCTTCATTGGTTATCTGCTGGCCGGACGCGCCCAATTCGTGTCATATAGGCGGCTGAAGTGGTGACTGATGTTCTTTCCTTGTTATGGCATGACCGCGCCACGGTGACGGTCAGAAAGCCTTATATGAGGGATAACAAAAGCACGGGCTTCAGGGAAGAAGTCACCATCCAAGATTTGCCCTGCAAGCTGTCCCATTTCAATTCTGTTCAATCTTCCAATTCACCCAATGAAAATGATGGTGTGGTGTCCAAGGTGGTTCAGAATGTGAAGCTGCTGCTTGCCCCGGATGTGGAAATTCCTGCCGGAAGCAAGATTGCTGTGACACAGAAGAACGGGAAAACAACGCTGTACACATACAGCAGTCCCCCCGCAATCTTCACCAACCATCAGGAAATCAACTTGGAGTTGTTCCAGAAATGGGCGTAAAGGTTGATTGCAGCGAATTGAAAGAATTCGCCAAGAAGATTGAACAGTTGAACGGAATTCAACGAGATCAATTCTTTCAGGCAGCTACACAGGCAATGGCCGGAAGGCTGCTTGCCTTGGTCATTCCCCGAACACCCGTTGGAACGGGTACGAAGGATGCTGACGGAAGAACGGTCAGCCAAGGCGGTACATTGCGCCGGGGCTGGACAGGCGGCGTTGAAGGTGCTGACGGCATGGCCTACGCTATGACGCTGGGCGTTCAGCGCACAGGTTCAGGCTTCTATTCAATCACCATCACCAACCCGGTCTATTATGCGTCCTATGTGGAATACGGTCACAGGCAAACGCCGGGACGATACGTTCCCGCAATCGGGAAACGGCTGAAGGCTTCATGGGTCAATGGTCAATTCTTCTTGCGTACATCGGAAGAACAGTTGAAAGCCATTGCCCCCACAATTCTTCAGCCCATGTTGGACACATTTTTAAGGACGGTGTTTTGATGATTCAGCAAGTGATTGACGGTATTGTTGCCGCCCTGCATGACCATTTCCGGGAAGAATACCCCTATTTCACGGATAACACCGAACAGGGAATCACCCCCGGTTCTTTTTCCGTGATCTGTGTTCGACCCAAGCAAACGCAGTTCTTGGGGAATCGGTATTACCGAGAACACCCCATGTGCGTTTACTATTTCCCCAAATCCACGGGGGACTATTCGGAAACAAATGCCATGATTGAAAAGTTATTTTCAATTCTGGAATATATCACCGTTTCTGGTGATCTGGTGCGCGGAACGAACATGAACCCCCACGTTGAAGATGGGGTTCTTGCTTTTTCCGTGGACTACAACTTCTTTGTTCGGAAGGTGGAAGCCGAACAGGATAACATGGAAAATCTTGAAATGAGGGAAAACGTAAATGGCGAAGAAACCTGATGTTTCTGTTCCTGCCGTTGAAGCCCCGGCTTTCACCAAGGAACAGATTCTTCATTCCAAACGGTATCAGATGCGCCGTGATGCGCTGGGCTTCCTGCTGGATGACGGCAAGACCTATACTGATTCCGAAATCAATTCCATTCTGGAAAACTACATGAAAGGACAGGTGAAGTAATATGGCACTTGGCGGCGGTATCTTTGTTGCCCAGAACAAGAAACTTCCCGGCAGCTACATCAACTTTGTTTCGCTGGCTATGGCTACTTCCAACGTGTCTGACCGTGGTGTTGCTGCTTTCGGTCTGGCGCTGGATTGGGGCGTTGACGGTGAAGTGTTCACCGTGACCAAAGCGGACTTTGAAAAGAACAGCCTGAAGCTGTTTGGCTATGAGTACGGCCATAACAAGCTGAAGGGTCTGCGTGATCTGTTCCGCAACATTCACACCCTGTATGCCTACAAGCTGAACAGCGGCACGGGCAAGGCCGCGAATACCTACGCTACCGCGAAATATGCGGGTGTGCGTGGTAATGCCCTTACCACCATCATCACCACCAATGCGGATGATACGAATAAGTTTGACGTTTCCACCGTCTTTGATGGCGCTGTGGTTGACCGTCAGACCGTTGGCGCTGCTGCGGAACTGGTGGATAACGACTATTGCACCTTCAAGAAGGATGCTAAACTGGCGCTGACCGCTGGCCTTCCCATGACTGGCGGCGAATCCGACACCGTGACGGCGGCACATCATCAGGCGTTCATTGACCTGATTGAAGCTTATTCCTTCAACGCCATTGGTGTTGTTTCTGATGAGCGCGAAGCGGGCGCAACCAAGGTGAATGACCTGTACGCCAATTTTGCTAAGCGTATGCGTGACGAAATGGGCGTGAAGTTTCAGGCCGTTGTGTTCCGCAATGCTGCTGACCATGAAGGCGTTGTCAACGTTGAAAACCTTGTCACCGACGAGGGCGAAAACGCTGCTTCCCTTGTGTATTGGGTGACTGGCATTGTGGCTGGCACGGCTATCAATGCTTCTGCCCTGAATACTGTGTATGACGGTGAATTCACTATTGATGTGAAGTACACTCAGGCACAGCTTGAAGGCTGCATTGACGCTGGCAAGTTCACCCTGCACCGTGTCGGCGCTGATATTCGCGTTCTGTGTGACGTGAACAGCCTTGTCAACACCAACGCCAACAAGAATGATCTGTTCAAGGAAAATCAGACCATCCGTGTCATTGACTGTATCGCCAATGATATTGCGGAACTGTTCAATACCAAGTATCTGGGCAGGATTCCCAACAATGCGGCTGGCCGTGTTTCCCTGTGGACTGACATTGTGAAGCACCATCAGGAGCTTGCCCGTATCGGCGCTATCGAAAACTTTGACGAAAACGCCGTTGTGGTTGAGCAGGGTGACACCAAGCGTTCCGTTGTGGTACAGGATGCCATTACCGTTGTGAACGCTATGGCACAGCTTTATATGACCTGTGTGGTCGGCTAAGAAAGGATGTGAATTCAAATGCTGAACAACATCATCATGAAAGGCAAGGATGCCGTTTCTGCGAAGTTGGCCGAATGCTTTGTCACCATTGAGGGCAATCGCTACAACATGATGCAGATGATCAACTTTGAAGCGAAGTTTGAGAAGAACAAGATGAATGTGCCGATTCTGGGCAAGACGGGCGAGGGTAACAAGTCCGCTGGTTGGAAGGGCACTTTCTCTGGTACTGCGCATTACAACCAGTCCATCTTCCGTGAACTGATGCTGCGTTACAAGAACACGGGCGAGGACGTGTATTTTGAAATTCAGGTCACGAATGAAGATCCCACTTCCGCTGCTGGCCGTCAGACCGTGGTTTTCATTGACTGCAACATCAACGGCGGCATTCTTGCCAAGTTTGATGCTGACGGTGAATATCTGGATGAAGATATTGACGGCACTTTCGAGGATTTCACCATGCCCGAAACCTTCACGCTGCTGGACGGCATGAAGTAATTTCACCCCTTCAACACCCCCTGAACCTATCAGGGGGTGTTTTCAATTCAGTTCAATTTGAAAGGTAGGTTTTTTGAAATGTCCAATCTGTCTGTTTTCCTGAAGAAGAACAAGAAGGAACGCGCCAACGCTTTCTATGCTGCTTCCAAATCCTTTGTGGATGCAGAAGGCAACCCGGTTCTGTGGGAAATCAAGCCCCTGACTACTGTGGAGGATGAACGCATTCGTGAGGAATGCACCAAGGAAGTTCCCGTTGCTGGCCGCAAGGGTCTTTTCCGGCAGAAGATTGACACCAACGCCTATATGGTCAAGCAGATGGTTGCGGCTATCGTTTTCCCCAACCTGTTTGACGCTGCGCTTCAGGATTCCTACGGCGTGAAAACCCCGGAAGCGCTGCTGAAGGAAATGGTGGATAACCCGTCCGAGTTTATCGACCTTTCCAACTTCATCCGCGAACAGTCCGGCTTTGATAAGGAAATGGATTCCGAGGTTGAAGAAGCAAAAAACTGATAAATGAAGGGGATGCTGAAGCGAACTATGCGTATTATGCGCTTCACAAGCTGCACATTCTCCCTTCACAGTTTGTCAGTATGGATACACAGGAAAAAGCGTTTGTGATCGCCTGTATTGATCTGCGGATTGAAGCAGACGAAAAGGAACGCAAAAAGATTAAATCCTTGAGGAAAGGGGGTTAAGCAATGGCAACCATCAGCAGCACGGTTTCTTTGGTAGATAACATTTCGTCCAAACTGACCACAATCAAAGGCAATTTGGATGAAGTGGTTTCGGCCTTTGAATCCATGCAAGGCAGTTTCGACACAAGCCAATCCAAAGCAAACGGTTTTTCATGGGACACTTTTATAAAGAACTGTGAAACGGCGGGTCAGAAGATTGCTGATGTTGGAACAAAGATGACGCTTGCCCTGACTACACCCCTTGTTCTTCTTGGAAAAAGTATGTACGGGGCAGCAACGGACTATGAAAGCGCCTTTGCTGGTGTACGAAAAACCACGGAAGCAACTGAAGAAGAATACCAAGCCTTGTATGACGGTATGCTTCAGCTTTCCGAAACGGAAACTTCTGTGGGGTTCGTTGATCTGGCCGGGATTATGGAAATGGCGGGTCAGTTGGGTGTTGCTGAAGAAGAACTTCTTGGCTTCACCAAGACATACGCCGATTTGCAGGAATCCACCAACATTCAGGGCGGTGAAGGCGCGGCTGATTTGCAGCGCTTTTTGAACCTGACTGAACAAAGTACACAGAACGTTGCCCGTGTGGGCGGCGTTATCGTTGAATTGGGTAACAATTTCGCCACGACTGAAAGTGAAATTCTTGCTATGGCAACCCGTATGGCTTCCACGGGTGATCTTGCCGGATTCACTTCAACGGAAATCCTTGCCCTTTCTGCTGCACTTTCCAGCGCTGGTATCAATGCTGAAGCTGGCGGTTCTGCCGCTGGTAAGCTGATGAAATCCATGCAGCTTGCGGCTGAATTGGGCGCTGATGCCTATGACCTTCTTGGCGGCACATATGGAAACGCAGTTGATTTTTCCTATTTCATCAGCAGCAAAGAAAACCTTCTGGGCGTTGCACAGGAATTAGGCGTAACTACGGATTATGTTGAACAGCTTGGTCAATCTTGGCTGGACATGGAGAAATTTGCCCAAGTTTCGGGCAAAACCGCTGACCAGTTCAGAACGGATTGGGCTGATAATCCGGCGCAGGGTATGCTTGATTTCTTTGTTGGCCTTGGAAATCTGGACGCAAGCGGACAGCAAAGCGCTCTTTCCATGCTGAATGAAATGGGTATTACTGAAATTCGCCTTTCCAATTTGGTTGCTGCTATGTCTGGTAATAGTGATCTGTACAGCCAAGCCCTGCAAATGGCCTATGATGCTTATATGCAGGATGTTGACGTGAACGCCCTTGCTGTTGAAGCTGGAAAGCGTTACAGCACACAGGAAAGTCAGAACGCTATGCTTGGAAACAAGCTGCAAAATACAATGGCTGATTTCGGTGACAATCTTGTGACCGCCCTTCAGCCTGCCCTTGACTGTGTGAATGGTCTGCTGGAATCCTTCAATGCTTTAAGCGAAACAGAACAAACGCAGCTGGTTGAA